GCATACTGCGCCTTCTCGGTCATAACAGGCTTACCATCTTGCGTGTACTCAACCTGACCCAATGCTGCAAGCAGAGGCAGGAACGGCATGAACTTAGCATCCACAGGTTTGTACTCACCAGTGAAGGGTGCATCGTTAAACGTCTTGCGGTTACCCATTAACTCAACAGGCAAACGCAAACCAGGGTTAACATAAGACATCATTCTTACGGGGTTGCCAAACTCCTCAACCTGCTGACGAACTTTTGAGTGAGGCAAATCAGGATGCAACCACATTGCACCACCAAGTTTAATAGAGTGACCCGTTTCCTGCATGTAAGAAGGCAGAACATCTTCCTCTCCAGCACCAAAGTTGTTAGCAAACTTTTCGTAAATCAAGTAAGGACGTGGGTTGGCCCACTGGTTGACGAGCTGCAACGGAAGGTTGCGGCTCATCCATGTCCAAAACGGAATGATGTTACGTACGGTCTCGTCAAGAATTGTGGGGTCGTTGTAGTCAAACAAGAACCGCTTGGTGCGGTTAAACGCAGACACATAATCGTCACCTCTAACTGCCGAGTCCCACGCAAGCATGAAACGAGCAGAGCCCTCAACACGACGTCCAAAGTTTCTAGAAGTTCTAGTAGCAACGTTGTCAACCAAACGACCGCTACGCAAATCCACAAACTCCCTAAAGGCGTCATCAACGTTGCCACCACCAAGACCAAGTGTTACGTCACCAGCGATGCGTGCACGAGCACGAACACCCTCAGGTAATGTCATCAACCAGTCCTCGTATGTGCCACCATTCTTGATGAACTCTCCCATGGAACGATACAGCTTTAAACCACGACCCATCTCTACGGGGGATGCGCCAGCAGCAAACAACTGGAAGGTGTTGCTGATGGTGTTACGAACATGGAAACCAGGGCTGAGAGTTGCGTAAGCTTTAAAGAAGCCAGTGTACTGACCCATGAATCTTCCCAACTCACGAGCCATAGCACCCTCACGTGCTCTAGCAAGGTTATTCAAAATTGTCATAGCATCCCTGTTGACGGCAAAACTCGGCATGTTCATGTCGTCAGCCATACGCAAATTGCTTGCGTCAAGCATTTCTTTAGCCACCTTGCGGAACTCTTTCTCAAATGGCTTAACAACTTTTTCAACCATCACACCAGCAGTTGCTGTGTCAAGCGCACTAGAAGCCGCAGACAAAGAAGCCTGCTCACGAATAAACCGAGCCTCAGCTGTTTGTGCCCTCATCCAAGCATCCCAAACCTTTCGGTCGGCAGAGTTCAACAAGTCAGCCTCTGCCAACGCACTTAGTGTTTGGCGGTTTTCGTCAACCCAGTTTTGAAACACGTCACGCCAACGCTCAACGGTTGCAGGTTTTTTAGAAGTAAGCAAAGACTTAGCCGTAGCTGCAGATGGGGCAGACTTTGCCAAGTCACTAAACAAAGCTTCCTGTGAACGAAGAGTAGCTAAACGGTTTTCAACCCTACCAAGAGAATCAGCGGTAATGTCAAAGTCCGCACCATATAGTGCCTTGATTTCTTCACCCAATTCAAACATGTCAAGACGTTCACGAAGCAAATCATCAGAGTAGTTAACAATGTCAGACTCAGCCAAACCACGTTCCCACTTCAACACTTGACGCATATACTCCGTAGACTCACGCAACACACCGATATCTTCGGACCATTTAGCCGCAAGGTTCTCAAGTTCTGCTATGCGTGCAACGGTAGGCTCACGCAAACTAAAGTAAACAAAAGCAGTATCCCCTGCGGTCTCGTCATAAGCCCTCTTTAAAGCCCCTATTGTGTATGCGGAACGAGCCTTTTCATCCATATCTTTCCACATGGCGACATTACCCTTTTGACGCAAATCAAAAAAGAAATTACCTTTTTTGTTTGCCTGCCTAAGATACTTATCCGGATTCTTTAACATCTGAACAACAGAAGGAATCTCATACTGCTTGCCGTTAAGTGTATAACGCATCGGTATTTCAATATCAGCAGCAAAATCCAGCATCTCCTCAGGGAACTCAAACTGTGCCTTAGCAGCACGAGCCGCATCAAACTCCGCCCTGCGAATACCTGTCATCGAATCACGAATCGTACGTTCAACAATGTTAAACTCTCTAGAAGCTCTATCGGCAAGAACACGAGCTTCACGAGCAGCCTTGCTAAGCATGCGTGTCTTCTTGTCTGCATCTGCAAAAGTTTCAGAAGCCGCCAACTTTGCCAACTCCTCATCACGCAACAAAACACGATAAGAAGAGTTCTGAGACCAAGCCTCCTGAAGATTAGCTCTGCGCCCAGTAGCACCACCATTGGTCATGCTATGATATGGTTTAGTCTTGGTAAAAGCCACAGGGTCTTTACTGCGATAGAAACCCAAAGTTTCTATTGCTGAAGCGGCCTTGCCTTCAATCTGTGCAACACGACGCATACTGTATCCATTAGCATCTGACCAATATCTACCACCAGCACTAAGAGGACCTCTAGCACCACTCATTGTCATAGCGTCAATCCAAGAAGAAATAAGTTTACTTCCACCAGGTTGTTGTGTGGTTAAAATTCTAACCTTCTCTAAAGCAGAGTTTCTAAACGCAACGTTTGTGGTGTCCAAAATGCGCTGAATAGAACGCATCTCACCAATTAATGCATCACGAGAATCTATAATCTCCTGAAGTTGCCGCCTACCCCAAAAAGCACGATTACCAATAACCGCACGCTGCTTACCAATTTCACGGTTAAGTACACGAATCTCCCTATCCAAAGACTTCATCTTGGCCCTGTAGTTTTTAGAATCCACCATGCTTAAAGGTTTACTATACAGGGAGTCCCACTCTTCAGGAGTAAACACCAAACGAGAACCATCAGGCATGGTAGCCCACACAGGCTGCTCCTCATAGTCAACAATAATACGACCATCAGGTGCAACCTCACCAGCTTCCGCAGTACGCACCGTAGTGCCACCAGCAGACTGTACCTGCACCTCTTCTATCTGTGACTCTAAAGAAGAAATCCTACGTTCAATCCTACGACCCTGACGTTGATTCCAGCCATCCAACTCAACAGAAGCAAACCCCTCAGACTCTGGCGACTTCCAAGAACCATCAGCCGTCTTGTGTTTGCGAAGAATATCATTACGACCATCCTCTAAACTTTTCTGAAGGTCAGCAATCTCCCGCTGAAAACCAGCAATCTGACCATCATAAGCACGAGTATTAGCCCTCTGAACAGAACCCTCATAAATAGGAATTCTATTTACATCAACAACAATACCATCAGTAAACTTAGAGAAGTCAAGCTCAGCAACAGCATCCAAGAAAGAAATCATCTCCCTATCTTGCGTTGCTTTCGCATACTCAAGAGTAGCTCGATGACCGTTGTGCGCAAGCACAGCGTCACGAGCAGACATCATCGACTTGGTGAAACCAAGTTCTGAAAGTTCCTCAGCGGACAAATCAGGATTACGGAAAGCCTCAAAGACCTGTCGCTGTCTAGCAGCTTTAGACTCAGCCAAGGAAACATCACGAGCCGTTTGGCGAACAGCCTTTTCCGCAGGTCTAACAGCCTCTAAAGCAGTCAACCCACGCAAGCCTGAACCTTCAGTTATACCAGCCTGACCGAAGCCACGGTTCTGTGCCTGCGGTAAACTGCCAAGAGAAGATTCAAGCTGCCTAATGAATCCATCCATGACTGCAGCATAACTGGATGGTGTTCTTTGGAAAGCATCAGGATTTTTAAAGAACGCATCCACATCAAGGAACCCGTCGCTCATGCGGTCAAAGAAACGCATGGCATCAATGTATTGACGTTGTATGCCATCAAGAGAACCACGAGTTTTAATAACACCATCACTGACAACGCTATCTACGTTTCCACCAACAACATCCCACACATCTGAAACTTGTCTTTCGGAACCAAACAAATCAGAGAACCAACGATAAATTTGTCGTTCACTTATTTCACGAGAAAGAGGAGAACCAAGCTTACCTATGTCACCCTTAGGTGCATTGCCGACTTGCCTTCTAAGAATCTCCATAGCAGGACCCGGCTGACTGCGGCGTGTGGGGTCAACCATTTTAGCCCAAGGCATAACAAAGTTCTTAACAAACTGTTCTTTTTGAGATTTGTAAAGAGAATTAGCTGAACGCAAGTCTCCAATTTTTTGTTGAAGAATTTGAGCCTGGGTTGAATTCTTGTTTGTTAAACCAGCAAGTTCCGCCTCAGCCTGCCTAAGTTCATTCCCTGAAGTTCTAATCTGAGAAGTTAAACCCTTAATTCGTCTCTGCATATCAAACGGGTCATAAAAGTTAGACAAACTAGGTCCAAGAATTTCACGAATCATCTCACCATCAGAAGACTCCAAAGCCTGACGCAATGCGTTTTCAAAAACATAACTAGGGCTAGCATATGAATCAGGAATGTTTCTAACTTTTTCCATCTCCAACATAAATGTTTCACGAACGCCCTCAAGAACTTCACGGGCACGAATGGACTCAGTAATCTTAGATTTAAACTGAGGACCATACTGTGAACTTACTGTGCGCAAAATGCCACGCCACATCTCCTCGGTAGGAGCAAGACCATGTGCCGCCATAATGCCAGCAACAGCCTCAAACTTAACAACAGCATTAGAAACAGCCTCATATGTTAAAAGTTTTTCAGCAAGCTCAATCTTGGTCATCTCGGGATTTAATGCTCTATCAAGAACACGAGAACTAACAAAAACATCCTTGCCAAGTTCTTCCTGAACACTCTTGTATCGACGTATAACTTCAGAATAAGAAATTTGTATTTCACCTTCAGTTTTTGATTTACCACGAAGAAGATTAGATTCTTTAGCCGTTGTCTGTATGGTGTCTACACCATCGTCAAACGCCGCCTTGGTCTGCTGCCTCTTAATTCTTACGGCCTGAAGAACCTCGTTTAATGTTGGTTCTTCACCTATGGCCTTGCCTAAAGTTTTAACAGGGTTATCAACATAGTCACGCAACCAAGGCAGACCCTTTGTTCTGCCATCAAAGTAAAGCTCACTAATAGCTTTTTCAAGGTCTTTGGCAACATCTTCCGTTAATGGACCATCTAGAACATCGACCCCCTCATCAGTAAACCTTGCACTAGAAGAAACAAAACTTTCAGTAAGATACTCGGTAAAAGCATCGTACTCTTCCATATCTCTCTGCAGCGAACGTGCCTTGCGATATGTGGGGCCAAATCGTTCTTTAAACGAATCAATCTCACCAAGCTTATTAGCCTTGCCGACAGTCATGCGATAGCGGTCAACCTCAACAGCCTCATCCAAAACACGACGAAGATTCGTATGAAACTCCTGCACAATAGCAGGCAAACCATCAAAAGACGCCGCATTGTGTATGCGGATATCTCGACCAATAGCGTAAAGCGCAGCTTCACGCAACTGCATCAAAGAAACATCATCACTAAGGGCATTGTTAACACGACGCAAAAACTCAGTTTGCGTCATGTTTACCTTGGAACGCTGAATAGAACCAGTGTATGCACCCGACATTTCCGCAAACACAGAGTCGAAATACTTACCAGCATCAGACCTGGAATCTCCGCCCTTAAGGAACTGCGCAAGGCTACCCTTGATACCTAAAGCTTCAGCACGCTTACGTGCCGCACCAGTAGAAGTAACAGAACTTGTCTCAAGAATATCCTTAATAGATTTCAAGATTGCATACGAACCGCCGGAACCACCAAGATTAGTGCCAACAACAATACTATCCCAGTTTGCCTGCAACACGTTAGAGAACTCCATGGCAGACTCAATAGATTCACGAGCTTCCGAATACGCAGCATAAGCACGAGTAGCCGCATCCTCCAACTCCGCCAACCTAGAATCAATACCATTCAAGCCAAGACGACCCAAGCTCATCTCTGTGTATGCGTCATCAATCAATCTTTGGTATCTGTTGATTTCATCCTTAATGGAATCAAACTGGTCAAGGATTGGTTTAGCAACACTTGGGAAGTCATCACTAAGAGAGTACGGCATAATCTCTGTCGGGTCACCCATCATCGCTGTTACACGAGTCTTGGCGTCCTCAATTAGTTTGCCAAGCTCAGCAATGCGCTCCTTAGAGTCGTACAAATATTTAGAAATATTTTGTACGCCCTGCTCCTGTGTAACCATCTCATCAGCCACAGATTTGGCCTGTGCCCTAACGGAAGTAGTAAGGTCAATAAACGACTTACGGAATTCCTCATCGACATTATCCATGCGCTCCTTGGCAGCATCAAGAGTGGCACGTGCAAAAGCGACAGTGTCGTCATCAACTTCCAACTCGGTAACACGCATTTCATCAAGACGCTTAAAGAAACCACTTTCCATCAAAGCCTGGTTTCTAGCAATAATACCCATCTCGTCCGAAGCGTCATAAATATATTTACGAGCCGCATTCACAATGTCAGTCTCAAAGAAGTCACCCTCGAAACCATTACGCTTAGCAATAGCGTTCAAAGAATCAATATTCATATCTGAATCGGTTAAAACCTCGCCAAAAAACTTCTTGCCAGGAATTAAACTTCTAGGTGTAAAAGCACCCGGCTTTGCAAACGGGTCATTCATAAACACTTCACGCAAAGAATCCGAATGGACACCATCGCCACGAGTGTAGCGAATGGCGTCATCAGTCAAAGTTCTTGGGAAATAATTATCACGCATCTTAATATGACCCTCAGGGTCAATAGACTTTACACCATCATTAACACGAGATGCGTGAGTGTCAAACCAGGCTTTCCAAACCTCATAACCACGACGTTGCGCTTCCGTAGCCGTATCAAGAAGTTCAGGTTTTTCTAAAAATCTATACAAATCACCACGATAGTTTTCAAGCCCACCAAACTCTTCACTCTTAATAAGAGCCAAAACTTCCTGCTCAAAAGCCTGCAAAGCAGCAGCACGAGCCGCACGTTCCTTAGGGATAGCATCCAAAAAGCGAACAATGTCAGCACCCTCTGCGGGCCCGGTAGCACCAGCCGCAAGTTTCATACGTGCATTAAGCATGTCCTTAGGCATCGTAACCTTCTGCATGTATTTGCCTACACGAGTGTCAGTAATAGCCAAACGCAACTTAGCCAAAGTTGCTTCACCAATTTCACCAATTTGTCCACTCATCGGGACACGCAGACCACGCCCATCCTTGCCGACCTTGACTCTCTTACCAAAGAAATACACACCAAACTTGTTGGCACCAACACGTTCCAAAACCTCAGGATTGCCACGCAAAGCCGAACGCCCCTGGCGTGCAACCAAAGTAGACAAAGCCTCGTCGCCAGTGTTCTTTAAAACTTCTTTAGCAAGTTTTAATCTACCTGAATATCCAGCAAACTTTCCAACACCAGTTCCAGCACCAAACGTAGCATACGTCAAAGGGTCAAGAGCAACGTCCCCAACAAACCCAATAGCCCTGTCGAGCCATTTACTTCCGGTATCAATCTTAAATGCTTTACCAAAACCAAACTCAACATCTTGAACGTTCTTTTTAAAATCAGAAAAAGAAGCACGTGTATTCGGGTCGCTGTCAAAAATATCAGCACCCTCACGAATAGCAGCAACCGTAGCACGACCGGGAATGGCCAAAGTACCCAAAGCATTCAAACCAACCTTGGCAATAGGGTTACCCAAAACAGTACCCATAATTCCCTGAGGCTTAGCGGTTTCCTTACCGGCATTAATTGCCTCAATCTGCTGACGCAAACTAGGATTATTTAAAGCAGCATTATTAGCCGCCCGCCCCAAACGAATAGCCCCCGGACTAGGAGGAGGTCCCTGAAGTAAAGGATTGCTTGAGACGGGAGCAGCAGGTTTCTGCTGCATAAGCCGAGCCATAGCATATCTAGGGTCTGTATAAGGATTAGCCATACTTAATGCCGGATTCGTTACCTATTTGGATTTAGGTTTAGGCAAAGAAAGGAAACTAGCCATTTGGGTTAATTGGTCATTCAAAGGTGTTCTACCCTGCTTTTGAACCTTTTCCAAATATCCACGAGCAAACTGTTCCTGCTCGTATTTTTGCATCTTTGCCTCATCCTCCAGTTGTTTAGCAGCAAAATCCCGAGCGTAATACTCGTCACGCTGACGAGGCTTACTCTGTGCCCGTGTATCATCGTTAAACAAATCCGAAACATTGGCTTTAGCGTAACGAATGGTTCCATTCTTTGCTATAGCATCAGAACGAATACCTCGCTGCTTAAGAATCTTTTTACCTTCCTCATTGTTCTTCAAAAAGTCAATCATCTGTTTCGTGGACATATTGCCAGCTTTACTACCAACAAGCTCCCTGACAGTTAGCTGCTTGTTTGTTCTACCACTAGGGGTAATGAAACCGGGAGAGACACCAGCCTTCTTAGCCATGGCATAACCCTCAGGGTCGTTCTTAAGGAAATCAATAAGTCCACCAGTTTTAATGTTCTTACCAAAAGTAGGACCAAGAGCTCTTTTGCTTTCATCAGCACGTGCACGAGCCTTGGCAGCTTCAGATTCCACACCCTGCACTCGTTGCTGCATCTCCATTAACTGGCTGTTAAACTGAGGACTGCTAGGCATATTTTCGGAAGAGTAAATATCTTCAGGGCGAGCCAATCCAGCTTTACCCCAAAAATCATTCTCACCGCCAGGCTTGTTTTTGTTGTACTCATCATACAAACTATCAGCAAGGCTTTCAAAAGTAGCCGAATCAAAAATATCAGTATCCATACCGACACCCATTTTGGTAGCTGCCGTCTTTACTTGAAACTTATCGGCATCCTGCTCAATAAGATTAATAATCTTGTTTACCGCAGGATACTCAGGGTTTCCAGCATATTGACTAAATAACTCACCACCACGTGCACCAAGATTTAAAGAAGGGTCATAAGCACCCGCAAGATACATCATCAAAGGGTTCTTGGCTGTATTTGTGACACCCGAAAGGTCACTATCTGATTGCATTAATTGCAAAATTAAAGCAGCTAATCGTGGGTCCATTATAAACGCACCGTCCCTCTAGTTTGACCGCCCTTAGCGATGGCTTGAAGAAGTAATGACATAAGTTCATTACGTTGACCAAGTGCCTGCTGATTAACAGCGGCACCCAAACCGGCCTGGTTTGCAGCCAAACCTGACTGTAGTTGAGCACGATTCAAAGCAACATCACCAAGTCGACCCGCCTGTTGTGCATCGTACAATCCACTTAAACTTCCCATCATGTTTGTAAATGCATCTGCTTGCGCACCCTGTTGCGCATTCACAGCAGTGGCATATTGTTGAAGAGGAGTAGAGTCAACACCCTGAGATTGTAACAATGTATTCAAGTCAGGACTAACCTGTGTTCGTGTGGCTTGAAAGTTGGCAAAAGGGTTAGCTTGACCTTTAAGCATTGTTTCCAGGTTGTCCATTGCTGTGTTAATTTGAGTCTGTGCAGTAGTTCCCATTGTACCCAGCTTGCTAGCTAAATCGTCGTATGGTTGACGATAGCCACCACCCAACAACTTTTGGAGTTGCTGGGTATACAAATCCAAAGGAGATTTTTTACCTTTGCCTTTACCTACAGGTGCAGGATTGTCTTCTATTCCCAATCCTTTACGACGTGCTTGAGCACCCCTGGAATTAAAAACCTGCTTAGCGGCATCTCTCTGTTGCTTTTCATACCCTACAATATCGGGAAAAAATTCTTCACTCATGTTATCCTCCTAAAAATGGTTTAAAAGCGTTCAACGTAGCAGCAGCCTGAGCAATCTGCCCCTGCTTCTGAGCCTCAAGGTCTGCAATAAAAGCATCATAATCAGCCTGGGTTTGAGCCGTATCTAACTTAAATTGATTCTCAGCATCAGCCATACCAAACTTAATATTAGAAACATCATCAAAATTCTTTTTAGCCAAATCAGTCATACCCCGATTAAAAACACCCGAGCGAACACCGGGACCAGCCAAACCACGTCGTGTAAAACGAGACACGGTACGAGGAGCATCCTTCTCGTACTGCTCACCAACCTTAAACAAATCACGAGCACCACGTTGTTGAGCAAGAAAGTTGGCATAGGTAGCAGCAGTCTTCTTCGCACCTGAGGTGCCGAAGTTAGACCATTTACGCTGGCTATAATCCTGGAAGTTAAAATCGCTCATACATTCTCCTATATAAAGATGTTTTCGTTCCGTCTACACATGGCAGAACTGCCAATGCCAAGCCTCAAACTCGGGATTCGGTTTACCATTACGCAACTTAGACGGCCCCTGAAGATAAAAACCATAGCGAGGAGCATTCTCACACATCCACTTGTATGTGCGACCAGGTACCTCAATATCTTGGGCCAGCCCCCAACCATGGGGGGATGTGCCGGGCGTAGCCGACGGCGACTTCCCCTTACGCAGATACCACTTCTTTAGTTTCCAACGGCGTGTCACCTCAGGGGTACGACCCGTGGGTTTGGAGGAGTAACGCAAAAGAAACAAACGTTCCTGCTGTTCATACGACCTGTATCCGTTTGACACGCCTGCGATGACGATGCCTGCTGTGGCGGCTTCGGCAGCCATGTGGTTCCACCAAAATGCTGCAGTACCCCACATTGTGCCACCACCGGTAATCGGATGCAACTCAGAAGTAGGCAACTTACCGTTGCCGTACTTCCTTAGCTCTTTGGGTACTTTTAGTTTCTTGACTGGTTCACTAGTGGACATGGTATTGACCTGACTCATGTAAACGTGCATGTTCTGCTTGTTGTTCTTGATAAAGTATTTGTGCTTCAGTTTCTTTAGACAAATCTTCAAAAATGGAATACAAAACATTGTATTGCTCATACTCCCAACTGTTCCACGCATCAGGACGACCAACAACAGGGGGGTCTGAAACTTCGAACCAATCTTGAACATTGTCAACATTTATTAACTTGGTAATGTCACGCAGTTCTTGACGCCACTCTTGCCAGGCGTGCTTAACCTCGTCAGACAAAGGCGAGTCCACGGTTTGTGTCCAGTCAGATTCGGTAAGCATCCAACCTCTAATAGTTTTTAAAGATTGAATTAATTCCTCCGGGGTTTCAGCAGGACCATTTCCCATAGGAAACTTATGTATAGGAGTATTTTTAAGTGCAAATTTCATTGCTATACCTTTATAATGAAGTTGAGGGATAAGAATGGGTTAACAACGTCAAGCGGTGTGTTTGCAAATCCACCGTTGCCGCTAGAGCCTGTAAAGTTTGCCAAGTCTGTGGAGTGAGTATGCGCAGCACTACGACCACCTGTTCCAAAAGAGTGTCCATGGTCGGCACTTTGAAGTCCTGAGTTCATGCTAAATGTAAAAGTACCATCCGAGCCAGCAAAAGCAGAAGAACCTGCCGCACGTGCAACAAAGTTAAAACCAACAGCGTGTAAGTGGTTTGCACTAACGCCACTTGTGCTACCGCTATGTGTATGGTCGGCAGACTCAGTACCGCTAGTAGCAGCAGGGTGGTCATGGTCAATAGCATGAGTGTGTGTCGGCAAGTTAGCGGAGTTAATCGTCTTAGATTCCCCACCACCAGCAGTACCTAAAGCACGGTTAGTTAAACCAGTACCAGTACCCGCACCAATAGGCATGCGACTACGCATGTCAGGCAAGTTGAACGTTGTTGAACCGTCACCCGCACCGTAGGTTACGCCAATCGCAGCAAACAAGGCTGCGTTGGCCCCAGTTCTAGAAACAGCCGCACCATTACATAGCAACCATCCCGCAGGAACGGTTGAGCCTGCAAACATTTGCACAGAACCAGCAGGAATAACCTGCTGGCTTGTCCACAAAGATTGGCTGGAGTCCCAAGTTAAAGATTGACCATTGGCCGGAGTTGTTGCGCTAACGTTATGCAACTCATCAAGTTCATAACCGTTCTGTGTCGCAACATAAATAATACCATTGTTTGTCGCACGCACAACGACGCCAATAAACACGAGATGTTCGGGGGAATGGGGCTTTACTTTAGTAAACCCTCCATCCTCACCAAGCCAAAGAACATCACCAGCAGTGTATCCAACCGACAGGTCAATACCATCAACATATCCACGGGTAACAACAGGGCCGTTACCGCTGGCAACTATGTTGGCCGCAACAAGACCAACCGTTTTGGAAGACGTAGCATCAGCATCGTTATCCGCACGTTTTACCGTAGCATGGTCGCCCGTAGCACCGAACAGATAAACAACCGTACCAGTCGTCAGGGTTGTTGTTTCAGCGTTACGCACATAAGTAACAACAGAAGCATGCTGGTTAACCCAAGATGTTCCGTTGTAAACCAAAGATTGAAACTCCTCAGGGGAAGTAATTACAACATCTGTCAAATCGTCCAAATCAACTGAACCAACAGAACCAATAAGACTTGTTGGTGGACCCCACACCCCTGCGGTTTTAGGACCATAAATATCCTCTGTGGCTGTGTCAATATAAAAATCCCCATCAACACCAATAGTGGAACCGGGTGCGCCTACCCCGTTGAGAACACTTTTGCCATCCAATCCCGCTGGGCCTTGTGGTCCCGTAGCACCGGTAGCCCCTGTAGCACCAGTGGGTCCAATAGGGCCTGTAGCACCGGTTGGTCCTGTATCTCCCGTGTCTCCCTTAACGCCCTGTGGGCCCTGTGGGCCCGTTAAACCAATAGGACCTTGTGGACCTACCGGACCAGTGTCTCCCGTGTCTCCCTTGACTCCCTGAGGGCCAATGGGGCCAGTTGCGCCAGTAGCACCAGTAGGACCCGTAGGTCCCGTTAAACCAACAGGTCCAGTGTCTCCAGTATCACCCTTCGGGCCAGTCAAACCAGTAGGCCCCTGTGGGCCAACAGGTCCAGTAGCACCCGTTAAACCAATTGGACCCTGAGGGCCGGTGTTTCCGGTGTCACCCTTGTCACCTTTAGGACCAACAGGACCAGTAGGTCCCGTGGCTCCCGTAGCACCAGTAGCACCAGTCAAACCAGTAGGTCCAATAGGACCAACAGGACCTTGAATACCCTGAATACCCTGGGGTCCAGTTAAACCCTGAATACCCTGAATACCGCTAGAATATGGCAACAAGTTCCATGCTTGAACACCGTTACCAACTTTAAACTTACCTGTGTCGTATTCGTAGCCAGGTTCACCCTGAGCCAAAATAGGGTTAACAGAAGTCCACTGTGCTGCTGTTCCACGACGATATTGTATTTGCACTGCCATTAGATGCTCCCCGAATCAATCAAAGGTAGCCCACCATAAACAGAGTCAGGCGCACCACCATCCAAATTTAAAGTAGAAAAACCACCAGGACCTTGCGGACCCGCAGGACCAGCAGGTCCCTGCGGTCCGGTCTGCAAAGTAAGATTCAACAACTGATTAGGAAATGTGCCTGTGATACTGGCTGCTGCTGTTCCCACAGATACAGACCCGATAGCTAGGTTGTAGTAGTTTGATGAAATGGTTTGTTGAATGCCGTTCAGATATTCTTTTAGCGATGTGAATATGTGTTGCAATGTGCGTGCGTCAGATGACCGCAACGTCTCCATGAGGGGTGCGGTCCATATTTGTACGGGTGGGTTATTGCGTGGCGTTTCAACAGACATAATACTAACTTATACTGTAAGCAATAGGACCTTGAGCAATACTTCTTACAGTAAAGCGCAAAGTATATGTTACATAGGGTTCACCAGAGCCAGGCCATCCAGCACCAATAGTTGACAAGCCATAAAAACCAGCAACATAATTAGTAAATGGTCCTTGTTGATAGTTTCCACCGTCGTCACTTGTTCCCGATGTAGGTGATGAACCGTAAGGAATAACAATATCTCCACCAGCTCCCGCAGGTCTGCGGAACGTTACACGACGAGTACTATTGGCCAAAAGACTTGAACCAACAGCATTGACAACACGGAATTGATAAGAGTCAACAACTACGCCAAAGAAACCAAAATCTACTGTTTCACCAACAGTTGTAATGCCTTGAGCAGTTTGATTGTAGTTAACGTTTTCTGCCGCATTGCGAATAAGAGGACGTCCAGCATAAATATTAACAGTATTAGACCAAGCACCAAAATAGTTTACGCCATTGTGATTAATGTAAGCTCGCCAAACAATAGGGTAAGTTAAATCTTGACTTGAAGAAACAGTAATAGCACCTGCACCAGTATGCGCTACGCTTGCTCCGTTATTGTTTGAATACTGATAGCCGGTAGCGTTTGCCGCCACAGTACAGCTAGTGTTGAACAATATAGGTTGATTATCCCACGTGCTGTTGGAATAACCCCAATCTCGACTTATGCTAGCAAAAGCAGTAACGCCTGGAACCTGCGCACTAACAGTGCCGCAAGCAATCTGTGCACTTTCCGTAACACCGGCAAAAGAAGAAACAGTATATGCGTAGTTGGTTTGCATTGCTGGAACAACATCGGTTGTTGTATTTGCGCCAATAACATCTTTAACAAAAACACCATTGCGGTACAATTTAAACCCATCCTGACCTACGCCAGGAGTCCACGAAATAGTAGCAGTCACATGAGAAATACTAGAAGAACCAGCCGTAGGCGCAGTCAAACGAACCCACACCTTTTTCCATTCGTTATTATGGCGCACGAAAACATCAGAAGCAAGACGCCAAGTACCATTCAAGTTACCCTGAACAGCATTCCAATCCTTCCACACCCCGGCGTTATACGCCTTGGGTGTATGGCCATTAGTACCAGGCATGTTAAATAACCTTAACCCAAATATCCCCGTTTTTACCACCAGTAGGGTCAGCAGTAGAAACAGTCGTCTGAGGCACAGTCGTATAATCAACAGACAAGTTAGTAGCCTTAACAGAACCATCTCTTTGGACGGTTTCCGTTTCAACAAACGCCTTGATTTGTGCAAGCACAGCGTTGACCTGGTTAGCATCGGCGGGAGAGCCGTTACTGAAAGATGATGGTGTATAGTTTAAACTAGCCATTATTGTTTAACCCTCCTAGGATTGTATTTAAGTGTATAACTGTTGATACCCCACGGCTGACCAGTGGGACCTGTAAACTCAAGTTGAATACAGTTAGCAAGACCGATACTGCGACCAGTAATAATTTGCGAACCTGTGTTTGCGGCACCCCAATAAGTAGTTCCACCCCACAAAGAAGAACCCCATACCATGCCCGAACCGCTAGCGGGAATAACAATGTCGTAGCTTTTAATACCGCCCGAATCTGCTTCCTCAAAATCAGCGAATGCTCTAACGTTAATAGTCGAATCAGCAATATTTTGCTTTGCAATAATATCAGGACGCCTAAACATTTTCTTCTGACTGTAAGAACCACCATCAACCCAGCGTGTTCTGTAGCGACTGGTGAACTGGTTGTTAACCCCAGTTATATTGTCAAATGGTTGTCCGTACAAATCAACCTGCAACACATACGGTTGCGTGGGGTGAGCAATGACGTGACGTGTGGCACCAGTGCGTTCAACGAATGTGCAACCACCAGCGGCACCACGACCATCAAAAGTAGCAAACTGCAACCAAGCACCACGCTGAGAAACAGTAGGGTCATAAACAAAAGCTGTACTAGGATAAGAAACAACATTATTCTCACCGTACGGCACAGAAACCCACACACGACGATTCACATAGTTAACATGAATCTCGTTAACAGCCAACGGGTTAATATCGCCAGCAACCAAAGCAGGACGAATGGGTTCAAACAAGTCAAGCACACGCTCGCCGTTATAAAGCATCAAACCATCAGGGTATGAAAAGAAATAAATACCACGCTCGGTTGTCGCAACAGCCTGAGGTGTTGGGCAACCAACCGAACGAGAAACTTCAACAACTTGAAAAGTGTCCGAGTCATATCCAAACACCGCATAAACACCATTAGGCTTGAAGACAACAAGGTGACCACTAAAAACAGCCAAAGCACGAATTTCAGAACCACCATCATTAATCTCAATAAAGTCATCAGCATGCCAGTTTGTAGGATTATTCGGATGAGACCAGCGGATAACGTTAGGACGGTTAACACCGTTCTCTCTTGTGTTTGCGACAAAGACTTTGCCAGCATGAGTAACCGAATGCTTGGCACTAGGCATGTGCTTGTTTACAATATCTGGCGTTGTGTAAGAGTTTTGCCATGTAGGACCGTTGGCAGTTAAGGTTGTTTTAGTGGTGCCGTTCCACACAACACTGGGGGTTGTCCAGCCGGTAGAAATATACAAGTCACCACCCCAGGGAGCGAAAGAAGGTCCAACCTCGGAAGAAACAGGAACAGCCAAATCAGAAAAGTTGCTACCTAAAGACCAAAATACACCACCATTGGTAGAGTCACTAAATCCAGTGCCCAACATAATGTAATTATTGTTGGTCCCTGAAAACTGTTCAACAACTTTAGGAACCCAGTTCGCAGACACAGGAGAAGCGTTGATGGAACGCATTGCTCCACGACTAAAGACACCGCCACGAGGGTCAATCTCGACATTCAACATGCGTGGAGACTCATTAGGGGCAAGCTGAAACTGGTCGGCTCGCAAGTTCAGCCCACCAGTAAAATCATCCTGTCTAAAAACACGCATGTTAGACATTATTGCCCCAGGGTTCTCCCCATAGACTCAAGCCAATACTTCTCACTGGGGCGCACACTACCACGAGACATAATCATCGGACGATGAGAAGGGGGACGCATAATTTCGGCACGTGCAAGACCAACAGCCTCATCAAAAGAACGCTGATAAACAGCAGACATTTCGGAGTCTTCCTGACGCTTGTAAGCCTGAGAGATAGCGTAGTATGCAATTGCCTGATGGAAACGATAGTCACAGTCAGGTGGTTGTGTGGTATCCGTAACCCAAGTGTAGCTTGGTTTACGGTAGCCACGAATAGTTAACGGGTAAGCAACATCGGGCTTGGGAAACAACTTGATAGTTTCAGCCCACTCAGCGAAAAACAAAGGGCGAGTAGGGACATCAAAAGAACCATTCCATACGGCTTCGGCTTCATCCAAAGAAATAATTGCCAAACGGTTACCCGAAACACTGTTGTCCATAATGGAAATTACTTCACGCAAATTACCAGTACCAATAGAACTAATAGGATAGTCACGCTGGTTGGCGGTAGTCGACAATGAGTATGTAGTTTCATAAAAAGGCCAGCGACGTTCAAGGTTAATGATGCGGTTAAACGCATCTTGCATGTACAAATGCACTAAAGAACGAGGCAAATCATCCTCGTCCAAATCGGTCACATCATAAACAAAAGCCCGAAGGTCGTTAACTGACGTCATCTTTTACCTCTTCATCCTTCTTAGCCATGGCACGCAAGTGACCAATACAATACTCGGTGTTCTTGGCTTTAGGGCCTTCACAAGTGTCGTTATTGGCGACACAACGATTACGCCCCAAATAGGGGGCGGAACCGGCGGCCAGTCGGGCACCGTCAGCCATAGCAGCCGGACGGATACCCTTAACTGGTTCACCATAAAGGGTGTGGGCAAGTTGTTTACTCATACCCTATGGAAGTTTCGTTACTTCTTTTTTGCTGCAGCCTTTTTAACTGCTGCTTTTTTAACAGCACCCTTTTTAGCACTGCCCATTTTAACTCCGCTTTTCTTAGCTTCAGCTTTAGCCATAGCCATTCCCTTTGCGGTATATGGGAATTCTTTCTTTCCAACTTTAGGCATTATTTCCTCCTAAACGGGTTTAGGGGAGGGGACAAAGCCCCTCCCCCGAACTGTGATTATTACTAAGCTGTCTTTGCAGTCAACTTACCCTGCTTCTTGCGGTTAGAAACAACAAGGTTTCCGTAGCACAAGATAAGGGCGAAACGTGCGTCCTGGTTCTCAGGGCGTTGGAATTCGGTCTGTGCGAACCACTTGTCTTTGTGACCAACAAGCTTGATGTACTTGCTGTTCAAGAAGAACATTGTTCCTACAGGTGCATGCACGTCGTACATGATTGGTGCTGACTTGAACAACAGGTTTTGGAAACCAGCATCTGCTGTCTTTGTGTCAGTGTAGCGCAATTGTGGTTGCAGAAGTGACTCATACTTTTCAAACAATGTTTGAGTTGTAAGAATTACGTCAGGATGGTCGTTACCAACAGAGGTGGTGTTGTAGGCGGTTGCCATTTGGGCAAGCGTCAAAGCACCAGCAGTGTTGTCTTCGTATGAACGCCAGTATTCGTTGCCTGCAGTTGCGGAGTTAATTCCACCAACTGTGTTACCGCTTTCAACCAAGTTTCCAAGACCGTTCCAGTCTTTTCCACCGTTGCCGGTTCCATCAGCAAAGAACATGCGGTTGAAACCTTCACGCAAAGACTCTTCAGCCTGCATAATTTTAGCTTCAAGCAAGTCAATAATTGCATGCTCACCGTTGTTCTTGGCTTCTTCGATACCGCTAATTGCGATGGTAGCAGCATACTGCTTCCAATCGTATTCAGCAGCCGAGATGCCTTCTTGCGGTGTCAAGCTAAGGGTTTCGTAACCCGAGTATGACTTGACGGTGGTGTTCTCACCGTAAATCAACTGCTCAACGAGCTTTGTACCGCCGGACTCGGTGCGAATGCGACCCTTGTCCATAAGCCAGTATGTAAGTGGGCGTGCACTAAATACGTTGTCGGTCAACTTGTCACGGTAGTTAGCAAGTGTCGTTGAAAGCAGTGCATCAAAATTGGGGTTAGCCATTTGAGTTTCCTCCTAAATAAATTATGAAATACCCAACTGTGACTTAGCCACAGAAAAAGCATCTCTCAATGAAGTGATTGGTGCAGTATCAGCGGAAGACGACTGCGAGGAAGAACCACCAGCAACAATACCGCTAGACCGCTTAGCCTGAACAACCTTCTGCTCCTGCTGTGCCTTGCGAGACTGTAACTCTCGTTGCGCCTGCTCTTTGCTATAGAGACGGTCAAAAGCAATTTGCTTATAGACAGATTCAATATCTGAAGTGCCTAAAGCTAAAGCCTGTGCTACCACCTCGTTAGCATCAAAATCTTCGCCATACTTTTGCTGAAGAGAACCAAGCGTACGTTCCAACTCGTTCAACGCCTGCTGTTCCTCAAAGGAACGAAGGCGGCTTTCAAGCTGTCGGTATTGCTTTTCCATCGGGTCCGCAAACAAATCATCATCGTCATACGACTCTGCTTGTTCAAGACCATAATGGCTTTTAAGAAGTTCAATAGTAGCACCAGGGTCATTGTCCAAAGCCTGTTGGATTGCCTGCGCAAATTGAACGTTCCGGCGTTCTTCCGCTAGTTGTTGTGTCTTTCGGGTATAATCCGATTGACGTTGATAACCCGAAACCGCCTCTTTTAGAGGAACTTCCAGCTCTTCTCCATCAACAGTAATTTTGACATACTTGTCAGCAAAACTATCAATATCAATGTAATCCGGTTGTGTCTCTTCAAAGACTGCTTCTTCTGCACTTTCAACTTGTCCATCGTCATAGATGGGGTCTACAGCTTCAGATTCAAAATTT